AAAACCGTTTCATCCTGAAATAGGTAGTTCGTTACGGCAAATGCTATTTGAAAATTTGACATCATTAACAACACACCATATAAAACAGGCAGTTAAGGATACTATTACAAATTTTGAGCCTAGAGCAAGATTAAGAGACGTTGTGGTTCAGGTTTCTGAAGACACAAATGCTTTTCAAGTTTCAATATCTTTTTACATTAGAAATAATACAAATTTAACACAGATAGACGTATTTTTAGAAAGAGTAAGATAAAATGCCGGGTTCAAATACAGCATTAAGAATTGCCGAATTAGATTTTGATGCGATTAAAACAAATTTAAAAGATTATTTACGTAGTCAAAATCAATTTACCGATTATGATTTTGAGGGATCTGGATTAAATATCCTGCTTGACACTCTTGCTTACAACACGCATTATATGGCATACTACTTAAATATGATTAGTAGTGAAATGTTTTTGGATAGTGCTATTTTAAGAAATTCAGTTGTTTCTCATGCAAAACATTTAAATTATGTTCCTACATCAACTCGTGGTTCTGTTGCAAAAATTGATATAGTAGTTGCTGATACAGAACCTTCAAGTGGATTATCAACTATTACGTTGCCAAAATATTCACAATTTATTTCACAACAGATTAATGGCACAAATTATTCATTTGTTAATCTTGATACTCATATAGCAAGTAAAAATGTAACTTCAAATACTTATACATTTAGTAATGTATTTATTACTCAAGGGGAAAAACTAACATATAATGTTGAAGTAACACCAACAAACACAAAAAGAAGATTTTTAATTCCTGAAGCAAATATAGATACATCAACATTATTGGTTACAGTGCAAAATTCTTCCGTTGATTCAACAACAACAACATATCAATTAGCAGATGATGTAACTACTTTAGATTCAAATTCAAAAGTATATTTCTTAGAAGAATCTAATTTGGGACAATATGCAGCATATTTTGGTGATGGATATCTTGGCAAAAATTTAAATGATCAAAATATTATTTTATTTACTTATCTATCATCAAGCGGGGATGCTTCAAATAAAGCAAATTCATTTACACTGGTAACGTCAATTAATAGTTTTTCAAATGTTGTTGTAAATTCTATTTCGGCTGCATCAGGTGGTTCTACAAGAGACACCATTGATAGAATTAAGTTTTTGGCACCAAGATTTTATACTGCTCAAAATCGTGCAGTTACAAAAGATGATTACGGAACTCTCTTACTAAAAGATTATCCAGACGTAGAATCCATATCTGTTTGGGGCGGTGAAGAAAATATTCCTGTTGTTTATGGTAAAATTTTTATTTCCATGAAGCCCAAAAGTGGTTATGTAATTACACAAGCTGAAAAAGATAGAATAGTAAAAGAATTAATTTCAAATAGAAATGTAGTTACGGTAACACCTGAAATAGTTGATCCAGACTTTCTATACTTAAAATTTGAAATTGCTGTAAATTATAATATAAAAAATACAATTTTAGATGAGGCTTCTTTAGCAAATATTGTTAAAAATATTGTTAATTCTTATAATGATACAGATCTTGAAAAATTTAATTCTGCATATAGAACTTCTAAATTACAAAATTTAATATCATCTGGTGAAGATTCATTTTTAGGAAGTTCTGTGGAAACGGTCATTCAAAAAAGATTTGAACCAACTTTAAACGAGTTAAAAAACTATGTTATTGATTTTTCCGTGCCATTAAGTCGCGGACTTTATACTGAAAAATTATATTCATATCCAACGTTTTCAATTTTAGATGGGGCAGGAATTTCGAGAGATGCATTAATTGAAGAAACACCTTTATCATTTACCGGTGTTGAAAGTATTGAGATAACAAATTCAGGTTCTGGTTATACAGATAGTCCTACCGTTAAAATAACAGGTGATGGATCTGGCGCAACTGGAAAAGCAGTGGTTGTAAATGGAAAAATAATTTCTATTAACATTGTAAATAAAGGTTCAAACTATACTGCTGCAATTGTTTCAATTACAGATGATACGGGTTCAGGAGCAACTGCGATATCCGTTTTGTCAGCATCGATTGGTGTATTAAGAAGCTATTACATATTGGGAACAACTGGAGAAAAAGTCATACTAAATGAAAACTTTGGCACTATAAATTATGATACAGGTCAAATTAATATTACTAATTTTAAACCAACATCAATTACATCAAACCCAAATTATGCATCCGGTGTTCTAACACTAAACATATATCCTTTAGACACAACAATACTTCCTTCTAGAAATAGATTGTTATCAATAGATCCAGAAGATCCTACAGCTATTTTGGTTACAATGAAGAGTGAAACCTAAATGGCAACAAATAACAAGATCTCAACGGTAGTTAGCAATCAATTACCTGATTTTGTAAAATCGGATCATCCAACATTTATTGCATTTATCAAAGCATATTATGAGTATTTGGAACAATCAAATACAACTTTGGCATTTGGTAAAACTACAGAACGTGCAAAAAATTTACCTAATTATTTTGATACGGATAAAATTACTGAAACAGGATTAAATGAGTTTAACAATCATTTATTTAATCAATTTTTATTAGCTATACCAAAAGATGCTCAAGCCGATAAATCAAAATTATTAAAAAATATTCAAGATTTTTATCGTGCTAAAGGTACAGAAAAAGCATACAACTTTTTTTTTAGATTATTGTTTAATGAATCGGCAGAGATATACTATCCTAAAAATGATATTTTAGTGGCTTCTTCTGGTAAATGGTTTCAAGAAAAATCCATTAGAGTGGCCAACACATTTGTAAATCAAATTTCAGATGAATCCGTTTCTAGTTTAAAAAAATTCGAAAATACTCTCATTAGAGGAAACACTTCTACAGCAACAGCAGAAATTGAGAAAGTTTCTGTATCTTTTGAATCAGGAATACGAATAAACGAGTTCTTTATTTCAAAAAATAAAGGCACTTTTACGGCAAATGAAGAAGTTTTTGCAAAAAATATAGACGAAGAAACATTATCAGCTAATATTGTTAGTGGATTCATATCTTTTGTAGCTATAGCTAATGGTGGTTCCGGATATACTGTAGGAAATTCAGTACCGGTCATTGGGGGCTCTGGCTCTGGAGGAACTGTGATTATTTCAGATGTGTCATCTGGAAATGTGTCAAATGTTAGTGTAGTTTCTGGTGGTGCCGGGTTTCAAGTAAATAACTTTATTTTGTTTTCTGGTGGTGGCGGTTCTGACGCAAATGCAAAAGTTGTTCAAGTTTTTGATGATAATTTAACACATCCGAATACATATAATATTAATTCTGATATTATTGATACATATAACTTAACTGCAATTGGTGCATATAGTAATGGAGCCAGTGGAAATGCAAATACAGCATTAGCAAATACTTTAACATTTTTTGTGTATGGAAATACAGGACCAATAGCATCAATTGTTTTATCAACTGGTGGAAATAATTATACTTCAGTTCCAATCGCATCGGCAATAGCTAATACACGAATAAAAAATCTTGGAATTATTGGTAAATTAACAATCAATGATGGGGGAACTGGTTATTCAAATGGTGACCAACTAATATTCACAAATATTCCTGGCGGTTTTGGATTTGGTGCTAATGGTAATGTTGTAACAGGTGCATCCGGCACAATTGTAAATACAAACTTGAAAATTTTAAGTGCCGGTCATATAATAGGTGGTGCTGGTTATAGCATGACACATCTGCCGACAGTTTCTGTCTCAGGTAATGGCTCAGGTGCAAACATTGTTGTTTCTGCTTTACTTGGATTTGGTGAAAATCTTACGGCCAATACAGGAAGCATTGGAGTTATTGAAGAATTAACAATTACTAATCGTGGTTCGGGATACGTAACTCCGCCAACTCTTGATTTTACCGGAATTGGTAATGGTCTTGCCTGTGCAAATGTCACCATTGTTACTGGTACATTTACATCTGCTGGTAGATTTAAAGATGATACTGGACTATTAAGTAGTTCAAATTATTTGGAAGATAAAGATTATTATCAGAATTTTAGTTACGTTGTAAGAATTCGTAAATCATTACAAGATTATAAGCAATATGTTTTAAGTTTTATACATCCTGCAGGATTAAAACTTTTGGGTGAATTTTTATATGAATCCACACCTATCGTAAATAATACAATTACTGTAACAGATTCAAATACAACAACATATTTTCCATATGTTGCTAATTCAATAGATTTTAATGGTTCAAATTCAATAATTTATAAAACGTCAGCTTTGAGTAGTATATCTAATGGATCGACAGGAACAATTAGTTTTTGGTTTAGACCAAATAATTTAGCAAATGATCAAACAATTCTTTCCATTTCAAATACATCAAATTCCTTGTACTTACCAAGAGTTTCTGTATCTCTTACAAATAAAGCAAATTCATTACTAGGCAAAATTGAGAAATTATCAATTATATATAGCGGTGCGGGATTTAGCACAAATGACAATGTTATTATTTCGAACACCTTTAGCGGTGGTATATCAGGTTCAAATGCAAATGCAACGATAATTAGTGTTTCAAATAATGGTATTTTTCATCCGAACACATATAATATTAATTCCGATGTTATTGATACATACAATGCAACTGTTATTGGTGCATATAGTAATGGAACCAGTGGAAATGCAAATACAGAACTTCTTTCCACATTAACATTTTTTGTAATTTCCAATCTTGGACCAATATCCAACATTGCTTTGAATAATCAAGGATTTGGATATAACACAGTATCGACAACTGTTAATGCTACAGGAAATACATTTCTTAGAAATCTCGGAATAATTGGTAGATTAAATGTCAATTCCCCCGGATCAGGTTATTCAAATGGAAATATAGTGACATTTACAAATATTATTGGCGGTTATGGATTTGGTGCAAATGCTACGGTAACTGTTAATGGAACTGGTGCAATTATTCATGCAACAATGCAACCTTTTACAAACAATTCTGGTCATTTAGTTGGTGGTTTTGGATATAGTCCAAACGCACTTCCTGTTCTTAGCGTTTCAGGTGCCGGATCAGGTGCAAACTTGACGGTTGGTGCATTAATAGGTGATGGTGATATAATATCACCCGAGTTTTTTGCAAATACATCCGGTAGTGAAGGAAATATTATTAGAATTATTGTTAGAAATTCTGAAGAAACAAAGCTACTTGATTTTTCATCAAATACCACAACGTTAATATTTAAAAATCTTTGGAATCATATGGTTGCAACGTGGGATTTATCATCAATTTCAAATTGTCATGTGTATTTAAATGATGTTAATTCAACAAAAATTGATAAAATTAATTTTGGTTTAATTGATTATACTGGAGGTAGTAATGTTTCAATTGGATCTGAGGTTAATTTAAATACTGCATACGATGGTTGTTTATCAGAGATTTGGTTCTCAAATAGTAAAATCGACATTTCAAATGCAACAATACGAAATTTCTTTGTAGGTGCAAATGGAACTCTATTACCAAGTAATCCTTTACAATCAAACGGATATATGGGCAG